GACACGTCCTTTAAATCAAGCGAGGCTTCAAAATTAAATTTCTTGTTTGCCTCCATGCGATAGTAATACGTCCAGCCGTCTTGATGGACGGGCTTGAGCGTGATTGTGAGGGCACACTTGTCGCCGGACATTTCCACGCACTTTGTCGGAGTATCCGCACGCGTGTCAATCTTCATCGCGCCGGGGACATTTGGGATGGTGGGCTGCCCTAAGAAGAATACATATAACCCAAGCAGGATAAAAACCAATCCTGCGATTATCAATTGCTTGGCGTCTGCCATTCATGCACCTCTTAACTTACTTACGATTAGGAGTGCTTGATTTTCCACGTTATTTGTAGCGTGTCCCCGCTTATGACATTTACGGCTGTGAATGTCTGCCTGCAAGCCATTGTGCCTGTTGAGGCGGCATTGAACACGCCGCTTTCGGTTACTGCGAATGAACTTGTGAAGGTGAAGGTTTTGACCAGTTGGGAAGTGTCGTTGGTGTTCGTGGTAGTTACCCTTGTGCCTGTCGCCGCAGCCCTCTCCCCGCCCCCAGATGCGATTTCGCTTTCAAGGGCAGTATCATCAGCAGTTGCGCCAGTCGTGCCAATCCCCAAGGCTATGTAATCAAACGCCGTTCCCCCGACGTCGGTTAGGAATAGCCCAGCCATGTGAGCCATGCCCGCTTTTGTGATGGTGTTTGGTCCATTCCGTTCGTCAATTACCTTGCCGTCGCGTATCAGCTTCATATTGACGAAGCCTTCGGATTTTAGTGTTTCATCCATGTAGGCTCACTTTTTCATCACAATTCGTGCAACTACCGTGCTGCCGTTGCTCATGTTGATTGCGGTCAAATTCATAAACCCGTAGATGGTGTAGTTGTTCATGCTTCGGTTCGTTGAGGTAGTCCCGTTTTCCACAACCAAATTAAATGCTGTGTTGCCCGTTTCGTCAATTATCCTAAACGTAATATTAGAATTGGCAAGCCCTACTGTGTAGTTGTTCGGGTTTTTGACATGAACGAATTGAAGCTGCCCCCATGCGTTGGGAATTTGGATGCTGTCGTTTATTGTCGATGTGCTCCCTGTCCTGTTGGTGGTGAAAGCCACGTCGTAGGACACGTATGGATTATACTGCATGTTCCCTACCGAGGTTGTAGCCGTCGCCCCAACCTGTTGAGATGGGGTGTTCGTGCAGCCTGCAAGTAGGAAAGCGAAGACTGCCAATGCGATTAGCCCCGTTTTCCACATTTTTTCCACCTCAATATCCCCATGCAACCCAATAGCCAGTTGTGCCGGAGGTTACGACTATCGTGATTGCGCTTCCTGCGATTGGCAGGGTTTCATTGATTGTCGGCGCGTCTGCAACTACGGATGAGCCGCTGCCCGTTAGCTGCATGGCAACCACAGTTGTCAAGCCTGTGTCAATGTTTCCGCCTGTAACCCCCGAAGCGTTGTATGTCCCCCACGAGAATTTCAGGTCGCCCATGATGTGGCTTTGCCCTGATACTGCGCTTGAAAATGCCATGTCAAATCACCCTCATTTCTTCTTTGTCGGAAGAACCTTTTTGATTATGTCGGGAAATGCCTTTGCCGCTTCTTCCATGCGGAGTTTCCCATATTCATCAATCTTTGCCTTGTAATTCTCAGGGATTTCCGATGGCTTCGCCTCTTCAAGCTCATTGGGGAATTTCGCAAGCAAATCCTCTGCCTGCTTGTTGTTTAAAAACAGACCATACGCGGGAAGGGATTTTCCATCCTTTCCCTTTTCTGACGAGAAGTAATACATGCCCCCGTTTGTCGTGGGATAGCCGACTTCCCCTCCCCTTCTGCACTTCAAGACTTTTGCCATACGGACACACCCTCATTGGTTTTTGCCCCTGCCATTGTAAGACCGGCGTGCCAGAGGCGCACACGCCGGAATTTGGTGCTTTGGTATGTATCAAAAAATAAAAAACTCAGAAGGCTGCGGCGAGGTCTCTTGCCTTGCCCTGCACGTTGAACCTCTTGCACTCCAACTCCATAGCGGAGTAGATGACCACCTCGTTGCCGAGTTTGCCGTGTGCAGGATAGGTTGCGAGCTTGGTTTCCGCAAGGATTGGAGCTTGCAAGACCTTCATGCCGAGAATGGGCTCGTTGTAAATCGGGTCCATTCCAGTGTCAAGCAGATAGAGGTTGCTGATTGCCGCCCCATATCCTGCCGAGCCGGAGGCTGCAACTTTGCCAGCCGGAGCAACATAGATTGGTCTGCCGAACAGCGTGCCCATCTCCATGCCGAAGTTCGCGCCTGCGCTCTCTCCAGTATTCACGTTGGTCTTTGCCCTGAACGCTTCCGGTGAGGTGTAGCGCATCTGGGTTTGGAACATCGCCATAATCTGCTCGTAGGTGTCTGTGCCCGTATACCAAACTTGTGTGCTTGGGTTTGCGCCTGCGGCAACGGTGTTCTTGATGAGCGACCTCACGATGCTTTCAGAGATTGCCCTTGTCGTGCCGCTTCCGTGCGAAACGTATGCGTCTGCATATGTTGCCTCCGCATCCCTGTCAAGTCCGTAAATATCCACGTCGTTTGCGTTGATGTCGGCGCAGTTCGTTACTTCAGCATAGGATGAGCAAATCCTGTCAATGCTCTCCACATTTGCGGATGCAACTGTGGTGGCATTCACGTTGAGGTCTGCATCAAGCGCATAGGTGTAGTTAGCCTTCGCCCTTTCAAGCGTTGCCTGAACGTCAAAGCCAACGTCATCCTTTGTCCCCTGCAATAGCCTCATCCTTTCGGAATACTCTATCGCAATCGCCTGTTCCTTTATCCCGACGGTGATTTGCGCCTGCGTTGCCTTCACGCTGTCAGGAATTGAGGCGTTCTGTGCTACGCCAAGACCAGAAGCGATAAACCTGTCGGTTTGGACGCGGAAGCCTCCCCTCTGATATTGGAATTTGGGCAGGAGATTGAACAGGGTTGAGCTGTTATTCAACTGCTGGAATATGCTTGCGCCGAATGTGGTGTTGAAAAATCCAGTCGTGGTGGAGAGGATTGGCGCGTCTGTCTTTGCCAAGTTCTTCACTTCTGATGGACCTCTCGGCACATTCCCGTAGTTCCTCTCAACCAATTCATTGAGAAGCCTTAGATTTTCGTCAGTTCCTATCATAGACATCACCCGCTGTTTCCTCCCCCCATGAAGGCTGAGGGTAGCTCCACCTCACGAGGATTATACTTTTTCTGTCCCATCGCAATCTTCACCGCGTCGTTTTTGTTCGGTGTTTCATTTTGAGGGGTAAATGGCATCGCCGTTTCTGGTCTTGGCACTTCCGTCATCAGACCGAGGGATTTCTTCAGGTCTTTCAGAATGGCGTCATTCGCCGTCTTTGCCACCGTCTTTTCCACAGGGGCTTCAGGCGTTGCGGTTGCCTTTGCAGCTTCCGCAGCAGCAGCCTGCTCATTCGCCTTCATCACGGATTTGTGCATCTCCTCCACCATCTTGTAGAGGGATTTGACCAGCGTTTTCATTTCGTCGCCATCCGGCTCTTTGTGTTCCTCTGCCTTTTCAGCAGGCACTTCCGGCGCAGGAGTGGCTTTCACCGCTTCTTCCTCCTTCGGCGCAGGCTCGGTTGGCAGGGCTTTTTTTGCCTCCTCTTTTTGAGGCTCTGTTTTTTCAGCACAAGTTGGAGTTGCCTTTTCTACTGGCTTTTCCTCCACCTTCTCGGCTTTTTTTTCTTCTGGTTTTTCATCAGGCACACTATCACCTTTCTTCGCATGGTCAGCGACTATTTGTTTGACTGTTTCAGGCGGCAAGGCTGGATGTTCCTGTGCCTCCTTTGAAAATTCACCATCGGTTTTTGCCAATGCCTTCACAATTATTTGGGCAGCCGGATTTGCGGGATTTCCTAATGCGAAGGACATTGGGTTGAGCCATACTGCCGTTCCACCTTGCACTGCGTATTTCCCCCCAACTGACAGCCCCTTGATTTTCCCGCTTTGTATGTCCTTCCAAACCTGAGTGTCTATGTCGTAGTCGTTGTAAATCAGACCAGTTACGTAGCAGCCTTCTTTGCCCCATCGGGGGTTTTCCTTGAATTCGTAGTTGATGAGCTTGCCCACAACTTTGTCTGAGTGTTCAAGCGTCAATGGCGCGCCTCGCATGAAATATTTGAACATGGACTTTTTGAATTCGCCCATCGGGATTATTTCGCCCTGCTTGTCCCGTATTTCTACCGTTGCCCAAGATTTGAAGAGCCTTTCATCTGAATTCTCAATGTAGAAGTCATCTCCTGTTTCTGGCATGGGCTGCTTCATGCTTCACTTTGAGATGGTAGGTTGTATTTAATGCTATCTGTTCAGCCAAAATGCCTGACGGCGCTATTGATTGCGGGCATGGAAACAATTTTGCGAGCAATATTTCTTTCGGTTGTCCATAGTTTTAAATGGATTTAAACATTTTACGCAATTTTTTTCAAAAAATAAATTAAACCTGCAGAGTGGGCATTGGTTGATTAGCAGCGCCCAACCACGTTCAGATATTAATCGCTTCTTTGCAGCGTCATTCTCTGAGTGGTTTTTTGATAGATGCCACCCACCACTATTACATTCTATCACACACTTCAATGAGGGTATATAAAAATCAAAATTATAGATGTGCGCAGCGTATTCTTCTATGAATTCAATGGAGTGGGCGATTAGGTGCGCTCTCATAATGTTTTCTAATTTTGAACTGGCAGTTTTTATTTTAAAGTCCTGTCTAAGTTTCGCCTTCTTTTCCGCGTATTCTATTTTTTGGCAATAGAATTCTTTATTTTTTACCAATTCACGAACACGTTTTTGTGCAGCTTTTGTAATCTCAGAGGGATTGCGCACCCCCGTCGCATATTGGGACCGCATAGCTAAACTGATTTTGTTCCGAGATGCAGCCGATAATCGCCTATTCTTCAATGAACATGACCGACATCTACCCGCGTGTTTGGTAACGAGTTCTTTCCCACATAGCTCACAATGAGTTCCCATAATGTATTTAGAGCTACACTCATATTTAAAATACCCGCACAAACGTAGAACGACAGCCGACATGGGGGGTGAAGGGGCGGTTTTCATCATAGATTGCCTTGTCGCTTTCCTGTTTGATTATCTCTTTCAGGCGTTCAAGGCTTACTCCGTGCTTTGTGCGGTTGGTTATGATGGTGCAGTATTTTGTCCTGCGGCTGTCTGGAATTGATAGCCACTTGTATTTGAACGAGTGTGCGGGGTCTTTCGCTTCTTCTGATGCCCCCCTTATCACGTTTTTGATTGCCTGATATTCCCCCCTTACGACTTGGGAGGCTTGCTGCTTTGAAACGCCCAATAGGTCAGCTATGCTTTTCGCCATGCCTTCAATTGACTTCTGGTTGAAAACCCCCCGCATTATCGTGTTGTTTATGGATTGGCTCGCCTTTTTCCCCAACCCCTTGTAGGATTTTGAAAAGGCGGCTTTCCGTGCTTCCGCTTTCAATTGCGCTGTTGTTTTCACGATTGGGATTTAATCACCCGCTTGGTGTTTCTGGTGTTCCATCAGGTCGGGCAGTCATTGGAGTTCCGACAGCCGGAGCTTCTTGTGCCGTAGTCCCTGATGGTTGCGGTGCTTGTTTTGGTGTTTCTGAGTATTTGAATTTTCCCTCGGGTGTTTTTTCCACCTCAAAGCCGAGGGCGGCATGGGATGCTGCATTGGCGATTTCCTGCGCTTCCCTCTGCAATTCAGCCATCTCATCCTTTTCTTCTGGTGGGTTCAATTTCCATTCGTAGTCGTCAATGGCAAGTTGCTCAAATATCCATGCAGCCATGTCGTTGAATAAACGCTGGCTGCTCTCCATCGCCCTTGTGGTTACTGTGATTTGCAATCCCTCGTTGTTCAATCCTCCGCTTGAAGATAGGTCTGCTTGGAATATCGGGCTTACGCCGAATATCGCGCCGATGCGATTTACCATTTCGTTTCTCGCTTCGGTGTATTGCATTTCCTCCAATGTCCTTGCAAAATCCACATATTCCAAAACCTTCTCGCTGGCTTGCCCGCTTGTCGGGACGAACAGGGGATAAATGCCATGAGGGTCGGATTTTGCCTTCTGCAAAAATCCCTCCCATGCCTTTTGTGCGCTGTCTGTGTTTGAGGTTCTAATTAAAGCTAAACCTTTCGGGGATTTTTGCCCGCCGTAGTATTGATACATGAAATTGTCCATGCTCATCAAGGTTCGGATTTTTGTGAGGACGGTCAATGCCATTGGGAAGCCGTAGAATAAGGTCGGGGTGTATTTGGTCTTGTGCAGCACTTCGCCGGGGAGGAAATATCTCGCCTTGTCCGTGTTCCACTGCTGATAAAATGCAGGATATAGCCATTTGCCGCAATCTTGGCAGCGTGAGCCGTTTTGCGCCCTGTCCCTGTGTTCGGGGCAGACTTTTATCTCTGTGTTGGTGAAAAAGTCCCTGCCCTGAATTCCCTGTTTGTTTATGATTTTCCGCATGTATAAAGGGTCTGCCCTCACCACTTCCACTGGCTCTGCGGATTGGATTTGCCCGCTTTCGTCAAAGGCATATCGCTTGATGAAAACAACATAAGCGTTGTCAAGGATTTCAAAATCAGGCTCAATGCTTTGGAATAGGTCGATGATTGATTGGTTGTTTTCGTTTATTCGCTTGCACCAATTTTTCATCTTCTCCAATTGCAGGGAGGAGGGCTCTGTGGTTTTTGCCTTGCAGTTTGAACATTCGGGCTGGTCGTTTTCAAATTCCTTGTCGCATGTGAGGCATTTTGATTTGAATTTAGGCTCGCACTCATAGCCGTTTCTGAATGTTTCCCTTGTGATGGCATTTACGATTGTGCGGTAGGTATCGGAGTAGTAGGCGTAGTCGTAGAGGATAGCCATGTTGATATTGTCAAAGCGCACTTCAAATGCCTTAAAATCAGAAGGCCCCCATCCCCTGTCGGGGCGGGAGACTTGACCAGCCATCGCCTCCTGCTCCGCCTTTGAGTAGATGTGCCAGCCTCCAATGCTGAAAGCCATGTCAATTCCTCCGCTTAGGTTCTATTTAATACTTCCTGCTCAATAACCGCCGCTTGCCACTCCCCAATCCCCTCCTGTGTTCACGCCCCTCCAAGCGAGGGCGAGGCTGATCACCGCGTCATCGTGGAATCCGATCGGGGCGTTGTATCGTGCCCGCCCCGTGCTCGTTTTCTCGTGCTCAAAGATTTCCAGCTCGTTGATGAGGGTTGGGATATCTGGGTATGCTATTTTCCCGCCTTCCATCGCAAGGACCAGCGAGTCCACGAGCGCGGTCTTTTCCTGCGCGGTTGGCACGCCGATTACCGGAAGCCCGGATTGGAGGAAGTAGTCCACGATCGGGTCCCCCACACCAGAGCTGTCCATGTAGGTCGTCGCGTTGTTGTACCGCCGGATGACGTCTGCAATCCGAGCCTGCTGCTGCGGGTATGCCATTCCCTGCTCCAGCCGTTCCCAGTGCACCACACGCCCCTGCATGTCCATGACTGTGATGACCGTCCAGTCTTGATGCTTTGCCAAGTCCACTCCGATGCTGTATGACTTGGTCTTATTAGGCTGCTCCAACACACCGCTTATGTGTGTGCGAATATTCCTAAAGACGCTGCCCGTGTCATCAAGGAATGCGCCTAGGACCTCCTGTTGCCACCAGCGCTCGGTGTAGTTCGGCTTCTGCGCCTGCAGCCATTCTTTGTCAATCACTGGATTGTCCCATGTCGGTCCTTCTTGGAAGTAGTATTCCGGGTCGGTTTTGGCGCGCATGCAGAGGTGGTAAAACCAGCCCTTGCCCTTTGGGGTGCTTGGGAAAAGCGCCCAGCCCTTCCGGTCAATCAATCTTGGCTGCAAGTACTGGGACCACACCTCCTCCTTGCTGTTTGCACATTCGTCAAATATCATCCAGTCCAGCCCGCGCCCCAAGAGGGACACCGGGTTCTCAGCACTCTTTCCGTAGCATTCTGCGCCCCAGACGGTGCGGATGTACATGCGGCTTTCGCTGTAGGTCTCAATGGCGTCCGGTCTTACGGTCTGCCATCCCAGCAGGATTTGTCGGAAGATGATGGTCGCCAAGTCGTAGGTCGGGGCGACCACCCAACCGAGGCTGTTCGGGATGAACATCGCGGCTATGGCTTCATAGGCGCTTGCGATGCTTTTCCCATATCTCGCCCCGCACGCGAGGGTCCTGTATTTTGCCCTTGAGTTGTGGATGGCGAGCTGCCCCTTGTGCGGGTGGTAGTTGAACAGCTCAAAGATTGCCAGCTTATCAAGCACTTCCATCCTCCTTCTTTATTGCCTTGGCAAGCCATTCCCGTATTGGGACTTGGCTGTTCACCTGCGTATTGACCTGTAGGTTCGTGCTTGCCTTTCCGTAGCCCCGCCCGTTGCCCTTGTTTTCCAAGTAAAAGATTGCTGCCTTCAGCCTATCCTTTCCAGCCATCTCACTGATTACCGTAGCCTCAGCCATATCTAGGACCGACTGCTCCAACGCCTTCACCTTGTCCGCATATACTTTGTCACTGTGGAGCCAGTTGTAATGATGTTCCCGGGTTATTCCCGCCAGTGGAGCCGCATGCGATACTATCCCCGCTGTCTTTCCTAATGCGTCAAGCATCCGTGCCTTCTTTGTCCGGGTGCGCTCTTGCGTCAAATTTGTAGTTGATATGGGTGTTGGTGTTTGTTTTTTTATGATTGGTTGTGGCTGTTGCTGTGCTGTTTCCATCCTATGCACCTTCTTTTGATTGTATTTTTTCGGCTTTTTGCCCGGTGTAGAGTTCCCACCTAGCCACGATTGTTTCACAGTATTTTGGGTCTAACTCCACTCCCCTCCATTTTCTTCTCAGCTTTTCCGAGGCTATGAGGGAGAAGCCAGCGCCTGCGAAGTTATCCAATATGGTTTCCCCTTCCAGCGAGCTATTGAGGATGGCACGCTCCGCCAATTCAACCGGCTTCATGGTGGGGTGCAGTTTGCTGCTTGTCGGCTTGTCGCACCGCCATACGCTTGTCTGCCCGTAGCCATAGAATTTGTGGGAGCCTTCTTTCCACCCGTAGAAGATTGGCTCATGTTGATAGTGATAATCCAACCTCCCTAAGACGTGATTGTTCTTTACCCAGATAAGCATGTGCTTGAGCAACAATCCCGCGCTTAGAATGCTATTCATCATCATCATCATCAGGTCGCCGCCCTGCATCGCATGGATATAGTATGGAGCGCCATCTGCCATGTTTTTGCTTGCCAGATTAAATGCGGAATTCCAAAGCTCTCCCATCTCCTGCCTTGTTTTATGGTCGTTTTCTATTGGAGTTTGAATGCGATTGCCCGGGGCAATCGCATTCAGGTAAGTGTTTTTATCCGCATAGCTGACGCCGTATGGGGGGTCTGTGATGTACATGCTCGCCTTCTCGCCTTGCATCAGGGCGGTATATGTTTCCGGCTTCGTGCTATCCCCGCAGATTAAACGGTGCCTGCCTAGCACCCACATATCCCCTATTTTTGATGTTGGGGTATCTTTGATTTGCGGGATGAAGTCCACGTCTTTTTCCTGAGATAATAGTTGCATCAACTTGTAGAATTCAGCCTGCCTTATGGCGGTTATGTCAAAAAACTTCTTTTCCTGCCCGGCTTTTAGGATTTCCACGAATTCCTCCGCATCCAGAGCCGGGTCGTGCTTGCCCCTCAGCTTGTTCATGGTCTGTCGGATGATCCTCCTGTCCGTGTCGGATTGCAAAGATACCCTGATTGCCGGGATCGTTTCCTTCCCAGCCATTTTATAGACTAGCAGCCTGTGCGCCCCGTCAACCACGTTGTTGAGCTGGTCCACGACAATCGGTTGGAGGTTCCCGTAGGTGTCCATGCTTGCCTTGAGCGAGTTCATCTGTGCCTCTGTCATCTGATTTGGGTTCTTCTCATCGGTCTTCAGGTCCGCAATCTTGACGTATTCCAGCTTTGTGTCCTCCATCAGTACCCCCTCACTCCGGCTATCGCCTGCTCTACTTCTTCCTTGATGACCTTTCGGAATTCGTGCATCAGCTCGGGTGATACACGCACGTTGGTTGTTTCACTTTTCTTTTTTAGTTCTGTTATAGCTGAATCTAGAGCCGTCGCTTCGTCTTTTGCACCCTCTTTTTTCATTCGGATAAGTTCTTGTGCTTCTGGACCTATCCGAGCTGTTCGTGTTCCCTTCATCGTTTCAGTTTTAGGCAGATTAAACGTTTTAAATCAGTATGTCTCAACCTCCAAGGTTGCGATCCTGCAGCCCTCCTTCACCCGCCAGATATGAAGCTCCTTGCTGCCCTTGGGCGCCGGAAACGCCTCAATCTCGCGTCTTGTCTCCGCAAGCCGTCCCCCCATCTTCGGACCAAAATACTTTACCTGAACGAAAATTGAGCCTGTTGTGGACACGCCTATCAAGTCAAATGCGCCCCAGAAGTCATGGTGGGTGCAGATTGGTCTCCTTCCCGGGAGCCAGAGCACCCTTGGCATGGCGCGCTCCACCTTATACCCGCGATTCTCCAGCTGCGCCTTGGACCTCATTTCATAGTAGTTTCCCTTTTGCTTTGTACTCATAAGGTGACCACCTCAATCTGCTCGCCACCCTCACGCCTGCACCAGATACATTTGGTATGCGGTTTCATCCTAGATATTCTCTTGCCGCACTCCGTGCAGTTCTTTAGTGGCGGCATCGGCATTGACCTCCAACATCCCTCGCATATCTGCCTTAGCATTCCCTCTATGCTCCAATGGTAGATTTCGTATTCCCTCAGTGGGATTTTGCAGTTGTAGCACTCCCCTAATCCGCCCATCCTTAACACCCCGCTTCCTATCCTTGATTTTTCTCTGGGCGTCCTGTCGGCTTATTGACATTTTGAAGCCGTGCCCAGAAATAACGCAAAACCTGCACCTGTGGCATGTCCTTGTTGTCTGCCTGCCGCACCCGCCTTCGCATTCCCTGAACCCCATTATCGCACCCCCGTTCTTCGGTCAGGGCATTCACTCCATGCCTTGAACCATGCGCGCCATAAATGAAAATTCTCCCCTTCTTTCTTGTCGTATTCTTTCCATGCTGCGGGCTGCTTTTTTTCGTATCTCCATTTCTCTTTCCTTCTCCATTTCCAATATTATTTCCCCGCCGACTTGTGCGACCTGCGGAACGACTGCATTTCCAAGGCACTTAATTCTGTCCATCCTGCTTGGAACCCCATAAGCCACTCTCGCTATTCCACTTTCCCAATAAAAGTGCCGAGTTGCCGCATTCTCATTTCTGAAGGCGCACCACGCCTCTTCTGCGTCGAGTGCCAGAAGTTGTGGCAGAATACGCACAACGTCTGGATGTTTTCCTGTGTGTTGTTCTTTGGATCTTGGTCTATATGATGTGCGTGAAGGCTTGTTGTTTGACCGCAGGCTTCGCAGTTCTTCTTCTTGAACTTCTGCGCTCTGAAGTGGTAGGTTGTCCAGTGCTTTGGATGCTTGCGTGAGTTGGCACAGGTAAGTGAGCAATACTTCCTCCGAAGAAATGCCCCTCTGTCCTCCAGCCTGTTTCCTATCCTCTTGCGTTCCATATCCACTCCGCAGAAGGCGCAAGACTTCCTCGGCACTGGTTTTGTTGGCATTGCCATAAGCTATTACTCGCTTATGGGTATTTATAATCATTTGCTTTCCCTCTTCAGATTTGTCCAACCAAGTGGAAAACCCATCAAGAGTTCCACCCACGTCGGGTTCAGTTGCCCAGATGCCGGATTTATTGAGTTCACCATGTCGGGTAATGAGTTGCCCGGTGTTCTCCCAGCTGCCGCAAGGGTTTCTGGTTTCCTCGCTCCTTTCCAGTCGCGTGAGGCTGGTGTCGGGAACATCTGAACCGTTCTCGCCAACCCCACCGAGCCATCTATTCCGCTCTGCGCTTTCTTTCTCAATGCTCCGCTTTTCAGTTGGTAAAACTGGTCGTTCTTGCCGAATATCGCTCCCTGCGTTGCATCCGCCACGCATGGGGTGGGCAATAATGAATATCCTCTCCCTTCTGTGCCAAGCGCCAACGGCGGAAGCGGCGATATTATGCCATTCCGCATCATACCCCGCTTCGGTAAGGTCGGCGAGGACGATGTGCAGCCCCCGTTTAACGAGCATTGGGACGTTTTCCACGATGACGTAGCGAGGTCGTAGCGCACGGATGGCACGGGCATATTCAAACCAGAGCCCCGAGCGCGTGCCTTCCTTGATGCCTGCACCTTTTCCCGCAACACTGATGTCCTGACAGGGGAATCCCCCACAGATAACGTCGGGCTTAAGCATTGCTGGCCAGTCGGCTTTTGTGATGTCGCCGATGTTTGGCACTTCCGGCCAGTGCTTTCTAAGGATTGCGCTTGCATATTCGTCTACCTCGCAGTTCCATATTGTTTTGAACCCTCCCGTTTTCTCTAAGCCCAGTTCCAGGCCGCCTATGCCTGAGAATAGCGAACCGACGGTTAGTGTCATTCCTTCTCACCCCGCAGGGCTGCCTTCAACTTTGCAACTGCTTCCTCTTTTTTGTCTTCTTGCCATAGTAAAACCGCACCAAGCAACTCGTTGTTTTTCCCACTTCCGAGTGGCGGCATACCATCAAGGGCTGGGTAAAACCCGAAGAATATGCGTGCAAATTCTTGCCAGCACATAATCAGAACCATATACTCGTTTGTATAGCGTTCGGTTTTCCCAATTTTTCCTTCTTCATCGCTTTTGCGGTCTTTCATTTGTTCGGTGATAAATGAAAGATATGCCAGCCCATTCTTTATTGTGTTTTCCCGTTCCTCCTTCCTCGCCTTTTCCGCAACCTCCGCAAACTGCTCCCGCATCCATTTGTCGTGCGCGCTCAGATTGCAGGCTTCGTCATGCCCCTGTTGCCTCGCCCGTTCAAGGGCGGCTTCAAGTTCGGCGATTTTCTTTTTCAGATATGCGCGGTTTTCATCCGCGCAATCCTCGTCGATGCGCTTTGAGGCCCATTCCTCCGGCGATTTCCAGCCCTC